CTATATTGGTGGCGTCGTGGAGACGCTAACACTCCCCGGAACGGGCGACACGACGATTACGCCAGTCACAACGCAGGGCACAGTTATCCCGTCGCCGTATTCGTCCGCCGAGGTCGATGAACTTCAGTTTGCACAGAGCAACGACTTCCTGTTCATCGCCCACAAGGACCACCGCCCCGCGCAGCTCACGCGCACCAGCGATACGCAGTGGGCCTTTGACGACGTTGACTTCATCGACGGGCCGTATCTGGACGAGAATGTCATCGATACCGACACCATCACCACAACGGCAAGGTCCCTGGGGGATCGAACGAGTCTAACGCTGTCTGACGCCGCGATTATAAACGACGGTGATGGCTGGAAGTCAACAGACATCGGGCGGATCGTGCGGTTCAAGAGTACGGGTGGGAGTAACGACATTCCCGGCTACGTCGAAATAGACGACATCCAGTCGCCGACTGTAGCCGCCGGAAAGATACTCCAGCAGGTCTATGGAGCAGTAGGGGCTAAATATAAGTGGCGGCTCGGCGCGTGGTATCAAGGGAACTACCCGCGCGCTGTGTCTTTCGCTGAGCAGCGACTTTGCTTTGGCGGGGAGCCCGACGCCCCGAACTTCATCACGACTAGCAACACAGGCAAGTTCAATGTGATGAGGCCGACTGCGCTTAACCATGAGGCCACAGTCGAAGACACGCACTCGCTACGGGTCGCCATCGCAGACAACCACTTGCAGACCGTTCTATGGCTCAGCAATGCGCGGACCCTGCTGGCTGGGTCGGAGTCGGCAGTGTTCGCGATTCGCGCTTCGGTCGATGGCGAAGCGTTTGCGCCGACCAACATCAATGCCGTAAAGGTCGCGGCCATTGGCAGCGATGCAGTACAGCCCGTGAGCGTTGCAGATCGAGTTGTCTTCCCTACTCGCAACGGGCAGGGCCTTCGCGGCATGGTTGCGGACTCCCAGGATGCCGAGAACTCTGTGCCGGATGATGTGGCTATATTGGCGCGGCATGTGTTCGGTCGCATCGAGCGGATCGAAGAGATCGCATACCAGTTCGATCGGCGAAGCGTCGTCTGGATGGTTCGCAGCGATGGCGTCCTGCTCGGCTGCACTTACGTCCCAGAGCAGCAGGTCTTCGCCTGGCACCAGCACAAGCTAGGCGGATCGTTCGACGGTGGAGATGCAGTAGTCGAGTCAGTTGGCGTAGCGCAGGCAGGCGGAACAGGCCACGACCGCGTGTGGCTCGTCGTGAAGAGGACGGTTGGCAGCACCACTGTGCGCCATGTCGAGTTCTTCGAGGATGAGTGGACGGATGGCGTGGCGACTTCGCAGCGATACGTGGACTCGCATCCCGCCGCGTACTCAGGGGCGGCAACCACGCAATTTGGCGGATTTGCTCACCTGGTTGGCGAGACAGTTCAAGTGCTTGGCGATGGAGCGGTGCTCGAAGACGCGGTCGTGGAAGAGGCTCCTGCTGGTTATGGTCGAATTGTTACGGATCGCGAGTACACCGACCTCGTCGCTGGGTACGGGTACACGTCAACCTTCGAGTCGCTTCCGCTAGAGATCCCAGACCAACGCGGAACATCGATGGGCAAGGCGAAGCGTGCCGATCATGTGGTGCTGCGTCTCTGGGACTCGCATACGGGCGAAGTGGCGACGATTGGATGGGATGGCGAGCCGCGCAGTTGGTCCCCGGTGATTCAGCGTGGCGCAGGCGACGTTCACGGCAGCCCGGTTGCGCCGTTCACGGGCGACAAGAGTGTCAACGTCGAGGGCGAGTCCACGATGGACTTACGCATTCGGATACGGCAGACGCAGCCGGTGGCTTTTAACTTGTTGGCAATGACCGTAGAGGGCGAGATAGGCGGGAATTGATGTGGCGTGAGACGACATACGACGACATCGTTCGCATTGCTGTGGATAGCAGTAGCGATGCGAAGCGCGTGCTCGGCGCTTTCCCTGACACTGACGGGACTCATGCTCTTTTGCGGCGTGATGCACAGACATGGGAAGAGGGTGGCGAGGTCCTTGCGATCGTTGGCCTGACGGAGATGTGGAACGGAGTCTGCTCTGTCTGGACACTGCTCACGGATTCCGCGCGCAGTCGAGGGGTGGCCCTGTCGCTGCACACATTGCGGCTGCTGGAGGATCTTCACATCACCCGTGGATTCGACCGCATCCAGGCAACGTGCATCACCGGAAGCACCGTGGAGTCCGAGTGGCTGAAGCGGCTTGGCTTTGCGTTCGAGGGCACGATGCGCGGATACGGCCCTGACGGCGCAGACCACGATCTTTACGCGAGGGTTCTATGGACCCGGTGACATTTGCATTCGGCGCTCTCGGCCTCGCAGGCTCCATTGGCAGCGGGGTCATGCAGGCCCAGGCAGGGGCAGATGCGCTCTCGGCTGCCAAGGGCGATGCCAAGCGGCTAGAGGCAATCGGGCGCGAAGAGGCCAACGACAGGCGTCGTGCAACGCGCAGGCTCATTGGTAGGCAGAAGGTTGCCTACGCCGGTTCAGGTATCGAGATCGGCACAGGCACGCCGCTCGATGTTCTTGCGGACACGGTGGCCGAGGAAGAACTCGCTGCACTTCGCGTCGAGCAGGCGAGGCGAGAGCAGGCGCGGTCTCTGCGGTATCAGGGCCGTGCTGCAAAGCGGTCGGCAGATGCTAGTGCGTTCGGAACGATTCTCGGCGGTGTCGGCCAAGCGGGCCTGCTCGCATACGATCAATTCGGCGGGACCGACCCAGACGGCGGGACCGACCCAGGCAAGGGGAGTTAGCGGGTGCCCAAGATCCCCACAGCGCAGACGCAGACCGGGCGAATCCCCTTCGCGATAACGGCTGACCCTGAAGGTATCGTGAGGCGAGGTCGTCAGCAGGCCGGACTTCTGGAGCAGGGCGGTCAGTTGGCGTTTGCGTTTGCCGAGCGGCGTGCCAAGCAGATCAGCCGCGAGCAGCGAGATACGGCCTATGCCAAGTATGCCGTTAAGGTGTCCGAACTCGCTCAGGAGGTCGGGAAGCAAGACGACATCCACGGGATGGGCGAGACCTTCGACCAGAAGAGTCAAGACGCGATCGATGAGATCGCTAAGCCGCTTAATCGCCGCGCTAGAGAGGAGTTCATCTCCGATGCTACTCGGCTGCGCGCTTCTCAAGGCGCGTCGGTTCGCGGCGCTCAGTACAAGCGCGAGTCCGCAGCGGGCATCACGACGCTGAACGAGAATCTGGAGTCGGTCACCGAGGCCATTCTCGTCTCGCCGAACGACATAGCTACGCAGAACCTCTTGATTCTTGCGCGGCAGTTCATTCGCGATAACGAGTGGGTGCTCGAAGAGGACAAGGAAGCCGGAATCGAACGATTCTTGGAGGGGATCGACAAGCGCAGGGTGCATCGCCTGTTCAACCTCGCCGAATCGTCAGACGATCAGGCCGAGGCGCTTGAGCACTTGGCGACCGTCGAGGAATTGCTTGATTCGCCGGATGGGCTCCAGAATCTCTCGGATGAAGACAAGACCGGCCTGCGTGATTCGCTCAACAGGCGTCGTAACAACGCTCTGCGCGAGTTTTTCACTGACGAGGTCAGGGCACAAGCCAAGAGCATTCGTCACCTTGAGACGATGTCCGACGCTGACGCAGTTGACGCAACGACAAGCGAACTCCTAGATCTCGGCGTCATCAGTGCCGACAAGGCGATTCAGTGGGACTCGGCCACTGACGCATTCAGGGACAAGCAGGTATCGGCACACAGCGGAGCGGAGTCGGTCAAGCTGGCGGTGCGAACTGGCACGTCCCTGTCGGAGCATGACCGCAAGGATGTTGACGCTTACGATGAGGAAATCTTCGTTCCGTCTCTGGAAGGGCTAACGCCCGAGGAGCAGCGTGAGCGCACCGTTGAGGTGTACGGTGCCGTCGATGTCATACCGACGCGCATCGCCCGTGGTCTCGCTCGGGCTGCCAATAGTGATTCTCCGGTGCTGCTAGCAATGGCCGCGCAGGACTTCATTGCGTTACGAGAAGCGTCTCCGCAGGGCATGAAGGGCGCCGAGTCGGAAATCGGCAAGCCGGGAGTCGTCACGCTAGAGAACGTCTCCGAGTCGCTGCTGATGGGCGATACCGCAGAGAACGCCCTGGAGCGCGAGCGCGAACGCGAGAAGCTGTACGCAAGCGAGTTGGAAGGTCGCCGCATCAAGTACGACTCTCTTCAGGAAGACAAAACCGACGCAGAGTTCTTGGTCAGCAAAGAGGCTCGCTTCGCCTTGGAGCGCGAAGGGCTGTTCAACGACGTTGATGTTCAGGAGTTCCCGCCAGGGTTCCAGGTGATGTTCGCGAAAGCCGTTTGGAGAAATTACGCGATCGACCCGAACATCGACCGTGCCAGGGACCGTGGCTTGCGCGACGTTGGGCGCGTGTGGGGCATGACGAATGTTGGTGGCGTTGAGCGGCTGATGCGCGCAGCTCCCGAGAAGATGTACCAGATGCCTTCCGAGGCCATTGCTCACCAGTTGGATGTGTACCTCGAAGCAGCGGGTGCCGAGATTCCCGACGGTATGCGACCGATTCTGGTAAGCGATAACGACACGATGACGTTCATTGACCCTCAGACTGGAGAGCTTGCCCCAGAGTATGCCGTCGTCTTGATGAGCGAAGACGAGTTCGGGCACGTTTCGCAAGGGCAACTGCTTGACGAGAACATGGAGCAGTATCGCTTTGCCCCCGACCCTCATCACTACGAACGAGCGAAGCGCCGTGCGGATGAATATATGGCCAGGGGCGACAGGGAATCGCGACTCGCCCGCAACGAGAAGATCAAGGACTTCATGGAGCACATGGAGCAGCGTGCCCATGATGTCGTACATCAAAAGCGGGAGCCACTCCACAAGGAGTACACACCGGAAGAGCGCGCTGCGAACCGGGCTGCTATGGCGCAAGACATCAAGGAGATAGTAACGATTGATGAGCGAGAGCGGGCCGCAGTGGAAAATGTGATTTTCGGCGCTGTCGAGCCGCTGGTCGATGCGACGGTCGGCACAGCAACGGTGCTGCGGAAGCTCCCGCGCCAGATGCACGAAGCGGCCATTCACGCGGCTAAGAATATGAACGGTTTTGGCAGGCGACACTTGCGCCGCCCGGAAGAGGCAAGTGCCGAGTAACCGCGAGCTACGCAAAGCGCCGTTTGCGCTGAATCCGGCTGAACCACAGCAGATGCAGGCGCAGGAGCGCCCGTCGTTCGGCGATACAGCCTCGGCTGCATGGCGACTCGAAAACACCATGTTCGCGGCGTATGACATGATGCGCGAGCAGGTTGCATCGCGTCACGATGCGCCCGCGCCCGAAGGATACGACCCGTTCGACGGCATCAGGGGGACGATCTTCGAGGAGTACCCAGAGGCGCTAATCGACGTTGACTCACCCGCCGAGAAGACCAGACGCGAACTGAAGCTGATGCGCGAGCTGAAGGACAGGGAGACGCTGGCGGCAAGCGGGGCGTTGGGAATCGCGGCGGCTTTCGGGAGTGCTGTGCTCGATCCGCTCATCCTTGTGCCTGTAGGCGGGCAGATCAAGGCAGTGCGGGGAGCCGCTGTTGCCGGGAAGGTTGCTGCTGCTGGGAATACTGCCCGCGCTGGGCAGCTTGCTCGTATCGCTGCTACCGGCAGCGTTCCTGCGGAACTCGTATCACCGTTAACGGCGGGCATCGTGACGGCCCGCGCCGCGATTGTTGGCGAGACGGCTGTGGAGTCGTTGCTCCATGCCTCGCAAGAGACGCGGACGTTCGGGGAGTCGGCACTCAACATCACTGCCGCGACGTTCCTTGGCGGCTTGCTCGGCAGTGGCATTGGCAAGCTATCAAAGAAGTCCCGTGAAAAGGCGCTTGCACAGATCGAGCACGACCTCGTCGAGATCGGCGGCGGTACGTCCGAGTTCGATGTCCCAAAGCTCACGCAGCAAGATCTTGTGCAGCCGACAGACGGGTCTATGAGCGGGGCTGAGATCAAGCTGAGGCGGGCTCTTGGCCCTATTCACGCCGAGAAGATCTTCACAGCCAAGGGCGTCCAAGTGATGTCCGCTCCTTACGTTCGCGTGATGGGCAGGAGCCCTTCGATCAACTCCAAGAAAACCATGATGGATCTCGCGGACCCGTCTGGATACGTTGATACCAGTGGCGTCCAGCTTCGGTCGTCTGCGGAGTCTGAGGTCATCCAGCGCGTTGACGGAACGCTTAGCCAACTCCTTCCCGAAGGTGACAGGCTCTATATCGACTACAGGCTGCGTATGGCAAGCGAGGGCGGGAAAGCCGCAAGGGCCGTTAAGGCGGGTGGTCGGCCTCGACGCGCAATGATCCAGGCTGCCGACAAGCTGACCGGCCAAGCGAAAAAGGAAGGCGTCCTCGAATACCATGAGTTCATGGAGTTGGCTGGTAGTGCGAGCCGATCGGAAAACAGTGGCATCGCTGAAGTGGACGAACTTGGGCGCATTTGGGACGAGAAGGTTTACAAGCCAATCTGGGAAGAACTGACGACCCATAAGGACTTCGAGGGGTTTCTCGATCCAGAGGTTGCGAAGCTCGATCCTGCTGGCGGTCGCCGATACTTGAGGCGCGTCTACAACCGAGAAAAGATGATCGCCAACGAGGGGCGATTCAAGGAGAAGGTGAAGCTCTGGCTGCGCGGAGAGATCGACGACGACGAGATCGACGCGATACTGAAGAGGGCTGGGCTTGAGAAGGCAACGCGCGGCGTAGAGGTAGAGGGAGTTGCCCCGATGGCTCGCCATACGTTCACGCCTGAGCAGTCTGCCGCGATTGAGAAGGCGCTAGACCTTCACGCTTACAACATCTTCAAGCACCTGACGGACTCTCCGCTCAAGCGAGTGTCGTATTCGCGCGAAACGATCGGCAAGAGCAGCCCTTTCAAGTCACGGGCTCTCACGTTTCCCGATGAGTTTGTCGAGGAGTTTTTGGAGCAGGACATTCAGGTTCTTGGCGAGCAATACCTTCGGACCATCGCACCGGACATGGCCATGTACCGGCGGTTCAAGGATGTCTCGCTAGACGAGAGGTTGAGCCTTATCTCGAAGGAATACGCCGAACTGCGAGTAGGCGTTAGCCCGAAAGAGGCGGCGCGGCTTCACAAGCAAGAATTGGAGGACGTGAAGCTGATTAGCGGCGTTGCCATGTTGCTGCGCGGGACTTACGCGGTTCCCCCAATGCACCCTACGGTTACGGCTGCGCGCACGATTCGGGGAATGAACTACCTGAGTATGTTGGGTGGCGTGACGATCAACGCCATACCGGACCTCGGGATGCTGGTCTTGCGTAACGGCTTTCTCAGGACGTTCCGTGTCGGCTTCGCCCCGCTCGTTACGCACATGAAGGCGGCGAAGCTGTCGAAGGTCGAACTCCGCAAGATGGGTGCGGCGGTGGAACTCGTTCTCGACTCACGCTCACGCATCATGGCGGACATCGGCGACGAGTTTGTTCAGAACAAGACCCAGAAGCTAGTCAGTAACGTCTCGCGCAACTTCTCACTCATCAACCTACAGGCGCAGTGGAACTCTGGTCTAAAGGGAATTTCTGGGATGCTGGAGATGACCAACGCGATCGAAGAGATTCTTGCGGAGGGCACGGGCAAGGCGACGGCGAAGGGCATTGACCGGCTGGAGTTCGCGCGGCTGGGGCCTGAAATGCGAGCGTCCATACGCGAGCAGTTGCTCAAGGCTGACGGGTTCAAGTCGGACGGGCCGCTGAAGTGGTCGAACACCGAGGCATGGGACGATCCAGTCGCAGCGTCGGAGTTCAGTTCGGCGATCCGGCTCCTCGTAGACAATACCATCCTCACTCCAGGGATCGCATCGGCTCCGCTTGAGCTGTCCACTGAAACTGGTCGCACGCTGTTACAATTCCAGCGGTTCCAGTTCGGCGCGACCAATACGATTCTGCTGTCAGCCCTCCAGCAATCGGACCTGCGTGCTGTGCAGGGGATCACAACGATGATCGCGCTTGGGTCTGTGGTTGAACTCATCAAGAACCGCCTGAACGACCGGCCTCAGCCTGAGACGATGGAAGACCTTGTTCAAGCTGGCATCGACCGCTCAGGCGTCGTGGGCATCTACGGGAACGTCTACAACTCTCTCGCGCGTGCAACAGGTAGCGACACGCTCTCCAGCCGCTACGCGGCACGCAACCTCATGTCGTCGCTGATGGGGCCTTCGGTCGGCACGCTCGAAAGCGCGAGCAGGCTAGCGATCCAAGGGCGTCGTATGGAATTCTCGGAGAGCGACCTCAACACTTTGCGTCGGCTGCTCCCGTACAATCAAGTGCCGTATCTCCTGGGGATATTCGACAAGCTGGAAGAAGGCACCGCAGACGCACTCAACTTACCCAAGAAGCGCAAGCGTGGGCGCAGCAGGAAGGTTCTGTAATGACCATCTCATCCACAACCAAATCGGCACGTTACACAGGGGACGGCACAAGCTCGCCACTCTCGACTGTGTTCCGGTGCTTCGCATCATCCGAGATCGAGGTCTGGAAGCTCACTCGCGCAACAGGCGTGTGGGAGCAGTTGACCGAAGACACGGAGTACAGCGTCACGCTGACGGTGCCCGATGGCACGCAGGCTTCCGCAGTCGGCTCTGTTGTTCCGATTTCTCCAGGCACCAACTTCCCAGCATCGGTCGATTGGGAGATCCGCCGCGCGCTGCCGCTGACGCAGACGCTCGACCTCAACGAAGGGGACGCGCTTCCCGCGATCTCCGTCGAAGGCGCTTTCGATCGTCAGGCGATGCACGCGCACCAGCTCAACAAGTGGGTGCTACTCGCAGAGGCATCTGGCGCGGCGCAGTCGGAGCTGAATGTCCGCGCCGTGGATTGGACAAAGACGTATGACTCGGTGCGGCTTGAGCTGTTCGGCGTATATCCAAGCACTGCGGCTCGCATCCGAGTGAAGATCGACGACAACTCCACCGGCACGCCCGTTGGGTCTGGGCTGTTCAGCTCATGGATCACGTTGTTTGGGCATGATGCGTCCGTGAATGGCGAACGCACCTCGACATGGGCCACAGATACGGGAATTCTGGTCGGTGCGAGCCTTGTTGAAGGCGTGAATGGGAGCCTCACGATTCACAGCAGAGACGAGAAACTTTACGCAACGGGTCAGTACGTCTACACGGACTCTGTGGAATCTTCGGTCTGCGTGGCAACGATGGGCGGCACGGCCACGGGCTCATACACCCATCACGGCTTTTATGTCGATGGAAGCGGCAGCGGCACCACAGTAACCGGGCTTGTCCGACTATGGGGAATGCCCAAGGCATAAGGAGAGAGACAATGCGAAACTTTATTGCGCTGGTGGCTTTGGGCTTGCTCATGGCCGCATCAAGTGTGCAGGCAGCGGATTGGTATCAGGGGCCTGGCGAGACGGGGCGCGTCGTAACAACGCCGAGCCCAGGTCAGACGATCTACATTTCGACTGCCGGTGCTCCATCGTCGTTGGTGAGCGTGCGGCGCTGTCAACGCTGGACGATCACGGTGTTTGGCTCTGGCGCGAGCGTAATGCCGCAAGCGTGCTGGTCGAATGCTGATTGTGCAACGTCTGGTACGAACGAGGACCTGATCGCCACTGCGCTCACGGGTGATACGACGAACAGGTTCATGTCTAGCATCGTTCCGTTCCAGTGGATTCGGCTGGATACGTCCAGCGTCGTGAACGTACAACTCGTATGTGGGTGGTAGCCATGAGATACCTTGCTCTTGCATCACTCGTTAGTTTGACCTTGGCGATGGCTGGTCCTGCAATTGCCGGGTCTACCGGCACAGTAATCGGCGGTGGTGGTGGTGGTGGCGATGTCGCGAACCCGATGACCTCGGACCTCGACGCAGGCAACAACGACATCACGAACGTGGGCGACGTATCGGCTGATTCGTTTACGAGCAGCGCGGACGATGGCTCGCGTGAGATGTCGCTGTCGGAGAACACTTCATACACATGCAGTGCGTCTACCGACGAGTTCCGGCTTTACAACGAGGGCGACGTTCTCAAATACTGCGACGAAGGTGGTGAGTCGAATGTTGTGAGCCGCGTCCTGCTGGATACTGAGACAACGACATCTGCTGTGAATGACATCACTGTTTCCTACGCAGACTGGCAGACAGAATACAGCGTGCTGGAACTGGAACTCATCGGCGTATGGTGTACTACCGACGGCGAGGGGATGCGCGTCCGGTACGACAATAACGGCGTGGAAACAGCAGGCGATGCATACGTTGGCAAGACGTTTCATGATCCCGGCGTAGCCACCGAGACCCTCGTAGAAGGGGCCGCACTGCGTACCGACACCACAGAGGAGATCGACGCAGCCGCAGCCTCTGGCGTTACCGGAACCGTCGTAGTGCGCTCACTTGGTACGGCTACCAATTCTGCCTTCAGGATGGTCGCCGACTGGGCCTATCTTGATTCTGTCGACGAGGCTATTACTGCCCAGCGCCTTTACGTCTCTGGCGACGGCATGACATCGTTCGATGGCTTCTATCTGGATTGCACTGCCTCTAGCACGATCAACGGAACGGCGCGGATCTGGGGTTTGCAGACGTGGTAAAGCGGCTCATAGCCGTCGCGTTACTGCTGTTCGCGCTACCCGCCTCAGCGGAAATTATCGTTGTCCATATCGGAGACGATGGTACGCGGGGGCGCATCTCTGCGTATCGGGTCGCTGGAATAGACGTAGTCGCTGACTCGGGCGAGCACCTCACCACCACGAACCTCGATGCGATGGCTTCCAGCGGAATCCGATTCGATCATTTCCGATCCGAACCTCGCTGCTCGCAGACCCGCGCTGCATTGTTCACGGGCGGGAGTCCGCGCAGGCCGTACAACCTGACATCGCACAACACAGGACCGAATAACGATACCAGCGTAACGATTGACCATGACCACCCATACAACCTGGTCCCGCAACTCAAGGCCGCAGGTTACAGCGTGGGTTTGGTCGGGAAGTTCCATTTAACTAGCGAAGTTGACCTCGACAACAATCCGCACGACTACTTGATGGAGATGGGATTCGACTGGTTCGATGCGATCATCCCAGGGAACCCAAGCCAAGACCTCGGGCAAACGCATCAGCACACGTCGAACAATTGCTTCGGGCATAACCACTGGTGGGGCGTCGGCGAGGGCGGTGCGAAAACCCTCTACGGCGACGGCAGTGGCGGCAGTAGCGGCTACACGAACCTCGTCATCAAGGACTCGGTGGTCGCGAAGATCGGTACGATCGACTCGGCGTCGGAGAAGTGGGTGCTATTCGTCGGCTGGAGCGCGCCACATGGTCCGTGGGATGCAGGGTTGGCTGCTAACACATGCGACTACGACGACGATGGAACGCCGGAAGCGGCTCGCAATGACCGGCCCCCCGGAAGCGCAGCAACCAACGACATTGCCGTGTATAACGACGCTTTCGAGAAGATGGACGAATACATTGGCGACGTGAACGCGACTCTCGATCTCGCTGCTGGTGGCGATGCGGACACATCGGTCTTCTTCTTCGACAACGGTGCGCCGAGCGCAGGAGCAACGACGGAGTGCTACAACAGCAGGGGGATGAAGGGCACGCCCTACCCATGCGGCACCGAGCCTGGGCTGTTGGTTCAGGGCGGCGCGAGCCCGCAGAACGGCATCGTCACGTCGCTGCTGACGGTGCCCGACATCTCGGCGACGTTGGTTGATCTCGCTGGCGGCACCTATCGCGGGCGTCCTGACGGCATCAGTTTCGCCGACTGCATCGACGGAACGACTGCACCGGGTAGCTGCCCAGAGCTGCGCGACGTGGCGTGCTCCACCCAGTGGGCTCCGATGGGTGGCAACACGGACGGCACAATCGCTCGCCAACCACTCGCTGCCGACGCAGCGGGGGAGTGGGACGACTGGAGCCCCGGCTGCGTCACTCGCAGTTGCGGAAGCAACGAGTACCTGCTTGCACGCGCTCACGATGTGGACGGCACGGACCCGACGTTGTTCTGCGAGCACCTATACGAACGCACGTCTACCAGCGATTACCTCTCAACCTCGCCACTACTGGAGACGGACGGCGAGGACACGGGAATCCCGGTTACGTGTACCAGCGGCGCAGACAACCTGAACGATGGGAAGATCGCGCTCAGTGCGGCCCCGTCGAGCGATGCGGAGTGCGCCCTAAAGCTCTTGCAGCCCGCGCTTGACGGGATGAGCCACAACAACGGAGCGCACACGCCGCTGCTGCGTGGAGGCAGTTTCTGATGACTCGCCGCGAACTCTTCCTGCTTTGGCTCGCACTGCTCGTTATCGGCTTGTGTCTTGCGGTAGCGGGTGCGGGGCGCGGCAATTCTTTTTTCAAAGGAGAACAGCATGGAATCGAAAAGCAAGTGGGAGAGCAAGACGCTCTGGGCTAACGCGATTGGTGGAGCGGCCCTGCTGGGGACAGCCGCAGGATTCGATGTGTTCGAGTCTGGGCAACAGGAGGCCCTGGTAGGCGGCATCATGGTCATCATTAACATCATCTTGCGCTTCTTGACGAAGACCGCACTCGCGTAATCGTGGCTGGCGGCGACGAGCACAAATTCCTTGGCTGGATGGGCGACGCATGGCCAGGGCTCGCGGCGTTCGTGGCTTTCTGCGTGGGGCGAGGTGATATGAATCGGCGGGTCGCGCACAACGAAAAGGAAGTGTCTCGCGTCGAAGGGGATCTCCACAAGTCGCGCGACCACGATGCTGAGTTTCGTCGCCAGACACGGGCAAAGCTCGACGAGATCGAGGGCTCTGTTTCGGAGATCAAGGCCGATGTCGCAGTGCTGCTCGATCGCGTGCCACAGCGCAATGATCCAGCCTGATGCCAGAGAAGGTGGTCTACTGGGCACCGCCCGACGACTTGCGGGTCGAGGTCCGGTTCTACGTCACCGATTACGACGCGAACCCGATGAGATGGAACGCGATCACGCCGTTCGATGTAGGCGAGACTCCGCTACCCCCGGCGTGCTTGGACCCGGTGCCTCCACTATTCTGCGAGACTCACGGCACGTGGAACTTCGGAACCATCGTGGTGCCCGAAGAACCGTATGCGTTTCACGCGGTACGCGAGGATCAACATACCGGCTGGACGAGCCTGCAAAGCAACGTGGTACTGGTGCCTGAGCCTGCAACAACGCTTGCGCTGCTGTTCGGTTGCCTGCTCGCTTACGGTTTCAAACAAAGGAGATCTACATGAAGCTCAGAACTCGACTCTACGATGCGGGGATGCTGTTCCTCGTTTGCTTGCTTTGCGTATTCCTGGGCACGGCGTGCGCGTGGAGCGTGGGCAAAAAAGGCATTCAGGCTTCTGCTGGGATTGCCCGCGCCGACGCGGTAAATGAAGTCGAGTCTGAGGGATTCTCCGAGGGCGGCGTGGAGGTCGCGAGCGAGACGGTCAGGATACTCGGGGACTTGGCTATCGCCGTGCTTCGGATGCCGTTCATGGCCCTACAGGGGGCCGCTGACGGTGCGCTTCAGCCGCTCGACGAGCGCATCGACGAGTGACGCAGGCGCAGCAGATCCTCGCTGGGTTGGCTGCTGCCGCTGCGTTGGTGCAGGGGATCGACAATGTGGTGCGTGCGCTCAGCCCGCCGCAGGTGGACGGGCCTTCGTGCGCGGCGACGATCGAGGCTTTGAGCGTTTCGCTTTCGATGTGTGCTCGGTGCGACTAGCGTCACCATCTGCGTAGTACGGGCAGGTCGACCACTCTTCGATCGGCGGGCACGGGCACTCGAAGACGTGCATCTCATGGTCCGTACACCAGAACTCGTCGCACGCGCTACACGGCACCCAGGTCACTTCAGCATCTTCTCGTTCTGCACCACTCGATTCCGCATGATCTGAAGCTCTTCCCTTAGCTTCTCGTTTTCCTTTGCGAGTTCGCCGTGGGTGCTCATGGCGAGGGCTTTCCAGTGTTTCACTTCGTCCACTAACTCGCTGATATCGGCGACCGCATCGTTGTTGCCACATGAGCAGGGGGATAGGTCGCACCCGACAGCATGGCGTCGTAGAACCAAGTGCTGAAGGGCTCGTAGGCCGCCTGCATATTCTCCGCTCACGGCTCCCCCTCCATCAGCTCGCGGAGCTTGGCCCACCAATGATCCCCACAGCACGCGCCCGACCCGCAGCGGCACTGATCCATGTTCCATCCCCCCACGAACTCGCGGACGCGGTGGAGGGTGGCCTCGGCTTTCCGCAGCCTTTCCATCAGCTTGCTTTCTTCGTTGCCAAGAAACTCGATGTGCTCTTCTGCTTCGCGCAGCCGCTCGACTATGCGCTCGAAGGCTTCGAGATGTCTGCTGAGTGGTTCTTCGTAGTCACGCAGGCATTGCCGCACCATCCCCACATCCCGATCGAGTTCACTCTGCTCGGGCTCGCAGCTCAATGCTGCGATGCCAACAGGGCACTCGACATCGTGAACATCCATCCAGGCTCCATCCGTACCGCGTACCGGACGGCATCCCCGCAAGCATTCACTCTTCTCGCTCATCGCTCTCTCCTTCGACCGGCTCATACGTGGCCTCGAAAATGTCGGGCTTGCAGGGGTAGAACTCGCCTGCCACACCCTTGATGATCCAATCTCCGGGGCTCGCAGTAACTTCGCCTTCGAGGGTCTGGATTACGAGGAGCGGCGCACCTTGCAGGTCACGTCCTACTCGCTTGTTGCAGGCTACGAAGTTGTAGACCTGATCCTTCGTTGCCTCTGTGAACTGCGCCGCCTCGATCACAACCGGCTTCTTACGGAACTTCATCCCTCCCCCTCTGCCGCTGACATGGCGGCGTCGATGGCTTGGCGCAGTGTCTCGCCCTCATAGCATGGATTGATGAACCACCGGCAGCCATCTTGCGGGTCATCGGTAATGTCGCAGACTTCGCCTGTCGCACCGTGTTCGTCCAACCAATCCAACCTCCGCGAATCCGCCCGCGCCTCTTCGAGCTGGGCTTCGAGGGTGGCTTTCTCCTCCTCGGCCTGCGCCAGCGGTACAAAATCGCATGGCCCCATGTCTGTCTGGATGGATACCAACCGCTGCCGCTTGCTTTCTGCGAGCTTCGCTTCCGCCGCCTCGGCCCAGGCGATGGCTTCTTGTAGCTCCCGCTCCACTTCGTCGAGGGCTTGGAGGGTGCGATGTCGCAAGTCGAAGTTGTGCTGTTCATTCGTTGGCATCTTGTTTACGAGGCCGCGCAAACGCTCCACCGCACTCGGGGTCTGGTCAGTCATCACTTCGTCGAGGGCTTGGCGTATCAGCATGGGGTCGTTCTCCGGGTAGGTGATCCAGTGGTCGTCAAGTCCTTCGTTGACTGCACGCCGCAGCCGCTCCACGGCGCTCTCGATGTCGGGCGGGTTAGTCACTGGCTCGCGCCTCCAGTCGCCGCCGCAGATGCTCCACTTCCGCCTCCAGCTTTCCCCGCACGAATGCTGCCGTGGCGAGTTGGTTGACGAGGGCGGCGTAGTCACTCGCTGCACCATCGACGCACACGCGAAGCTGTTGCAGCCATGCGAGGTCGGCGGTCTCGCCTGCGGGTTGCTGCCCGGCCTTGATAGCCTTGCCTTCCGCCTCGATCCATTCGTAGATCGCGGCGAATGCGGTGGGCTGACTGCTCTCGATGTGCGGCTCCACGTAGCCCGCTTCGAGTTCGGAGATGCGCTCCCGCACTGCGTCGAGGGTGGCAATAGCCTCGTCGTAGGCGTCGAGGGCGCTCTGGAACCAGGCGTCGAGGGTTTCTAGGGGTTCGCTCATGCTGCCTCCTGCCCAGCTCGAATCCGCCGAATCCGCTTGCGGGTCTTTCCCGGTGGTGTACCGGGCCGCATGTCGCCGACCTGTTCGTAGCGACCGGATTGCTCCAGCGCGTCCATCCACCGATAGGCGGTGCGGCAGCGGACAGACCTGCTCTTGGGTATCGGCAGGCCGAGTTCGCCCCGCGCCTCATCGAGCACGGCACTCACCTGTTTCCAGTCGAGCCCCCGCTCGCCTGCTGCGTTGACGGCGTCAACCAGGAGAATGGCGACAGGTGCGATAGCGTGGCGGCGGTCGCTCATGCCAATGCCGCCTTCTTCGCCGTCGCCATCTCGCGCAACTTCGCCCGCTCCTCGTCCGTCCACGGATGCGATTTCCAGAGATCCATCACGGCATTGAGTCCGGCTGCCCCGCTAGCCCCTGAGATCCCGTCTAAGGCGGCTTTCAGGTCATCCGAGGGCTGAGTGGGCTGTTCGGCCTGCGCCTCTCCTGAGGGCTCCTGCGCGCCCTGAGAGCCACCCGCTGCCCACTTGGCGATCAGCTTGCCCGTCTCCTCGGAGAGTGGCTGCCCTGGGGGGAAACAGTCCCGTAGGTTGTTCGGGAGTTTGAGGATTGCGCGCTCCGCTTTCTCTGCCGGGTTCCATTCGGGGACGCCACCGGAATTCGGGGGCAGCAGGCAGGAGACCACCATCTCGTAGATGAACTCTTCGCCGCCGATCGGCTGCCAACCGAGTTGGAGCGGTTGCTTGCCGGGCACGGGCTTCGTCTTCTCTTTGGCGCGGAAGCAGAAGACTCCGTTCACTCCGAGTTGTAGCACCGTGTCGATGAGCTTCTGGCGATCTCGCTTCGGGCGAATCCAGGCCGCGAATTTTACGCGCTCGCGCTTCTTCATGTCGTTGCCCGCCATGCGGATCATCTCGTTTTCCTGATACTCCAAGAAGCCGCCTTCGCCAGTATGCTCGTGAGTCATTGAGTCGATGACGAGGATCCTCGCTCCCTGCTTCACGGAGTATTCGATTGCCGCCTTGTAGTCGAGCGATGAAAACGGCGGCATCATGTCGATGTGCTTGAACTTAAACTCGTCGGCGTAGTGGAGTGCTCGACGTGCTTCGGTGTCTATCACGTAGATGTCGCCGCCGACCGCTTGTTGCATTCCGGTGGCGAGCCTGAGTGCCGAGTAGGTCTTGCCTGAGCCTGACGGCCCAACGATCCCAGCGAGCATCGGCACCCGCTCTCGCTTCGCTTCTTCGTGGCTGAATGTTCGGGTCATTCGTAATCCTCCTTGTCGCACCCTGACGGGCGATTCCACTCACCTATCTTGTGGAAGAACGCGTCCTCGATCTCCTCCCGGCACGACTCGTCAACAAGCAGCCGGACCTCTTCTTGGGCCGAGTAATGGGCAACTACAATCTCCCAACGCGATACGCCACTATCGAGCGAGGACACCTGCACAAGCGCGACAACGTAGTCAAGGTTAAGCGTCACCTCCTTGTCGGCTGCCGTGCGAATGGTAATCATCGACCCTGCTCGCCTGCCCTCTTTGTTCGCCATTATCCCATCTCCTCCATCTCCAATTCCTGAGCCATCATCCAACCGGGCGCGTGCACGTCCACCGTCCCGCTGACCGGCCCAGGCCAAAAGTCGCGCTCCGTTCCCTGCTTCAAGCACCGCGCCCAGATGTCGATTGAGCGTTGCCACCTGAGTTCTGAGAGCTGGCGGAACTCACCGTCAAGCACCACCGGCACCACCACATGCGGCTCCACCGTCTGCACGAAGACGAAGCGCATGGAGCAGCGTTCGATGTCGGCGTTCTCATGCTGCGCGACTGCGTGTCTGTACGCAGCGTCCTGAAGCAGCGCGTGCGAGTTCGCGATCTCTCTCGCGGCCCGATCCGGTGTGTACGCCTGCGCCGAGGTCTTCAAGTCGTCAACGTACAGCTCGGAACGATGGTCGACGACCCCCGAGCAAAGCACCTCGGTCCCGTCGCTTGCGCGTTCACTCCACTCGAACCGCTCCTCGACATTGCCGTCAAGTACGACGCCGACGTTGCCCATCTCCTCGCGGATACGCTCGGCTCCCTTTCGGAAGCGTTGCCACTTGGCGGCGATCATCGGCGTTTTGCCGTCTGCGATGGCCTGGTCGCGGAACTCGCGTGCTTCCTTCGTGCGGAAACTATCAGCCTCGACGAGCACTACGTCGCCCATGTCGCCCGTGATGGCTGCGTGCCATAGCCTTCCCTCTGTCTGCGCGTCGGTGGACGGCGGCTTCATGTTGCCGAGCAGGCGATGCGCTGCCCATGCTGAGCGAGGGGATTCCGTTGTGAGCCTGTGGGCGATCGAGGGTGAGAGGCGGGGTGTTTCAGGCATCGTCGTCGATCTCCAGAACGAGGCATTGCACAATGCAGAGCATGTTCGACTCCATGTCACCGACGCAGGCCGGTGAGCCGAACAACCTCCACCCGCTACGCAGTAGGGCATTCACCTCGCTGTCGTGAAACTCTTCGCAATTCGGCTTCGCGTTATCCATCCACGTAGTCACGGTTTTCACACGCTGCATCAGTACCTCCATTCGTCTGAGTAGTAGTCTTCGATCCGCTCTTCGATCTCTCGAAGGTCGGGGTGAACGCACGGCGCGTCGTCGGGGAGCCCGTCCCATTCGGGGTCGACCATGTCGCCGCCTTCGATCTCGTACACGTCTGGGTAGTAGCCGCCGCACTTGCAGCAAAGCACCCACTCGAAGTCGTCTCCTGCGATTGTGACGTTCGTCATGTGGTCTCCTCGGAGTTCAGCCGGGGGTGCCTACGCAAAGCCAGCACCCGCTGTCGCCGCGTTTCCCCCCGATGCGTTCCTTCGTAAACGCACGAGCACGGCGAACCCCCGGCCTTCACCCCCGTTTAGCGCGTGTGGAAGTCGATGACGGCAGCGGCCAAGTAGCCGAACGCGAAGCCGCCGAGGAATCGGGTGTAGAGGTAGAAGATCATGTCGCTGCTCCTTCGTCGGTCGTTGCCGACAGGGGCAGAATACAGGCAGCGCCTCACACCGCAAGCCTTCTTAGCAAAATAATTCTAGCCGCCCTTGCGTTACACCTCGGGTTGCGTCAGGCTTGCCGCATGGCAAAACAGCATCCGATCAAGATCTACTGCAAGGAATGGGAGATGACCCAGAGCGAGTTCGCGCAGATGGTTGACGTGTCTCATCAGCGGATCTCCCAGATCGTCCGCAACGAATGGCCCCCTGGCCGTGAGTTGGTCACGCGCATCGTCGCCATGACGAACGGCGAGATCAGCTACGAGGATCTGCATGAGTGGAATCCGCCGCGCAAGCGGAAGGCGGGTGCGTAGCGGATGGCGCGCAGGGGGCGTGGCTACCGCTACTGGTTCAAGGTGAAGATCGACATCCTCGACGACCCGAAGCTCCAGTCGTGCTCAGCAGACTGCTTCCGGTTCTACATCCGGCTGCTCGCGATGCTAAAGCGGACTGACAGTCAGGACGGCGAAATCACACTTTCGCGCCAGGCGCTCAACGCCTGCGCAGGCCGTGAACAGCGCCGCCACAGCTTGCGCGTAGCTTCTGAAGGAGCTGCGCAGGGGCTCTACGCAATGAGTACAGACGGCGACGACACCGTCATCTGTGTCCGTAAGTGGCCGGAACATCAGGAAAACAGATCCCCAAAGACTCCCCGCACATCGACAGAGGTAGATAAGAGAGAGAGAAGAGGAGAGGAGAGGGGGGCGGACGCTTCGCTTTTGCCCCCCGGAGCCTACCGGCTCTCCCCCCCGAAACTTCAGGACCTGATCGAGATGCGTCCCCACGGGAAACTCTATTCCGAGTACGAGGTCGAGTGCTGGGTGGCGCACAAAGCGCCGGTCGTGAAGGCCAAGGGCTACAAGCAGATTCCGCGTGCGCTAGCGAACTGGTGGCAGCGCGTGGATGGCCCGGAAGTTCGCAACGCCGTCCAGTGGGCCAAGGACTGCCGGATGCAGGAAGCGATGGCCGAGATGGACAAGCAGTACGCAGACGACGAGCCCTTTGAGCTAACCCCTGACCAGCTAGCGGAGGCGATGGATGGACTGTAAGCCCAACGAGCGCGCGGCCTACTGGCTCGACCAACTGCGCGGAATGCCCGAAGCCGACCGGAAGGAATTCTGCGAAGCCATCCCAGACCTCTCGAAATTCGAGGACGATCTCATGGAGGCGGGATGCCCGCTCGACGAGATCGACGAACTGCTCGGAGAGTTCCAGACCTACCGCAACATGGTCGATCCAGATCCGAGTGCAGCTCTCGCTATGGCACTCATCGAAGCGATCGACACACCTGGAGAGACTTCCGAAGTCTCGGCCCTCGACGACATCAAGCACGAACTCAAGCCGAAGTTCCCGACCAGCGTCGGACAAGTGAACGCCCTGACCGAAGGCGGTGGCTATGGGCTCACCACGGTGGGCGGTTCGGCCAAGGTGGGCAAGACGCTCTTCGCTTTCGGGACTGCGGTTGAGGCGTGTAAGGCCGGGTGGCGCGTGGTCTACCTCAACGCTGAACTCGACAAGAGCGAGGCGGCGATTGCGTTGGCGCGTTACTGCGGCGGCATGATTCCGCCCTTCGTGAAAAACAACTTCACGTTGGTCAACCCCGAGATCGGGTTCCGCCCGCACGATGCCGTTGCTCGCGCTCACGAAGCATTGCAGTTCTACGACAACCGGATGCTCATCGTGATGGACTCGATCAATGCACTTGCGGAGTTCACACTCGATGGGACGAAGGGGCGCATGGACTATTGGGCCGCGAATGCGTTGTGGCGAAACTTCGCCGTGCGCGCGACCCGCAAGAGCTTCGGTAAGATCGCCTTCCTGTGTGTGTCCGAGTTAAACAAGGACGGCGGCATCAAGGGCGGCTCGCTCGAATACAAAGCCGACCTCGTTGTTCGTATCAGCGCAGACACAAGCAACACCGAGTACGTGGACATCGACGTTCGTCGTTCACGCTCAACCGCATCGGGCGAGTTGGGAAAGTTCCGACGAGTCTGGAACAGGGGTCGCTTCGACGCGATACCCGGAAGTTGGAGGAATAACTAGCATGAAGTTCAAGCCAGCAGCAGGATGCTTTCTCATTCGCAAAGACGAGAAGGAAGGGCAGACGCAGTCGGGGATCATCATCCCCGAAGCAGCACAGGACAAGGTGAGCACGGGCACGGTCGTCGCGGTGGGCGAAGGCGAGATGTTGCAGAGCGGCATGGCCAACCCGCCGCTGCTCAAGGTGGGCGACCGGGTGTGGTTCAACAAGTACGGCGGAATCGAGGTCACGCTGGGCGACGAGGAGTTGTCGGTCATCAAGGGCGGCGACTTGGTGGGGTATGCGCGCTGATGCCTGATCGCCCGTGGAAGCGAATGGAACGATGGGTGGCCGGTGCAATCGGTGGCCGTAGGCGTGGCGCGCATGTGGGGGACGGCTCCTCTGGTAGCGGCAAGTCGGACGTAATCCTCGACGGCTTCTCAATCGAGGTGAAGCTGCTCAAGGCTCCGTCCATCGCGAACTACTACTCGGCGCTCAAACAGGCGATGGACGCGCGAGAGGACAAGGCCGAGATCCCCGTCGCCTTCGTCGCCAAGGGCGGAAGCCCATACGGCAACGCGATGGGCGTGATGCGACTGAGTGACTTCGAGGTCACGCGGTTCAACCGGAACGGTGCCGACCCGATTGTGCTGATGCTCGCGGAAGATCTCTGCGCTCTGCTGCGGAGTGACGATGGCTGACCGCCGCCTGGTGTGCTGGTTCTCATGCGGTGCGACGAGCGCGGTTGCTGCGAAGCTCGCTCTCGAAGAGGCGCGCGGCATGGAGACGCATGTCTGCTACTGCGACACGGGCTCGGAGCACCCTAGTAACGAGAAGTTCCTGCGAGACGTATCGGCGTGGCTCGACCACCCGATCACCATTCTGAAGTCCGAGAGGTTTAGCGACATCTGGGACGTGTTCAAGAAGACGCGCTGGCTGGTTGGTCCCAAAGGCGCTCGCTGCACGGTCGAACTCAAGAAGGAACTGCGCGTGGCATTCTCGCGGCCCGACGACCTGCATGTGTTCGGCTACGACGCAAGCGAGCGGAAGCGGGTAGCGCGGTTTCGGGAGAACAACTTCGAGCTTGACTTCGTGGCCCCGCTGCTTGAGCGCAGGATCACTAAGGCCGACTGCCTTCGCAGGATTGAAGACGCGGGGATCGAGTTACCGGAGATGTATCGCCTCGGCTACCCGAACAACAACTGCATCGGATGCGTGAAGGGGCAGCAGGGCTACTGGAACAAGATCCGTGTCGATTTCCCGGCGGTGTTCGAGCGCATGGCGAAGGTCGAGCGCGAACTCGATGTGGCGATCAACAAGAGCTACGCGGGCGACAAGAAGCGCAAGCGCGTGTTCCTAGACGAACTCGACCCCGACGCTGGCCGTGGCCTGCCAATGGGGAACTTCTCATGCGGTGCGATGGGCTGCGCCGAACAACTGGAGCTGCTTGATGGCTAAACTCCTAAAGCCCTATCACCCAGCAATGGGGCATCACTACAACGAGAACATGGAATGCGAAAACGGTCGGTGCATAGAGACCTGGGATTCACACCAACTCAACCCGCAGCCATGCGAGTTCAACGACCCGGAAGGCAAGCGGTCGGTCTATGGCTCGGGCAGGGCGAGCAGGCGAGTGAACCGACTTTGCACTGCGTACTCGGAGGACGATCGGGTAACGCTTGAGCACTACGAGCGATCCAAGAAGAAATTCAGTGTGTTCGCGCAGATTCACGGCTACGACCCGGCAGAGTTGAGGCGAACACTTCGCCGCGCTCGCGACCAGCGGAAGAAAAGGATCAGGCTTGGACTGGAGGAGCCAAAGTGATTGCGATCAAGAGGGGTGTGCGATTCGTCAGCGGTACGACGGCGATGTGTCACGCGACGATGATTGTCGCGAAGGTGTGCGAAGAGTTCGGCGTTGACTGCGTCGTGACTTGCGGAGGCGAGCAGCACGAACCGCCGAGCAAGCATTTCTACGACCAGGCCCTCGACTACCGGACGCGAGATCTCGCCGATCGGCAGACCAGGGAGCAATTCCTGAACCGAGTGCGGGCTTTGCTTGGCGATGGCTACGACGCGCTGCTGGAGAGCGACCATCTCCATGTCGAGTGGGACCCGAAGTCATGACCATGATCTCTCGCGCGCTCATGGAGCGAGTCGTCGATGGCCCTGCGGTCAGCCCGAGGACCGTCACGAAAAACGGTGTGACCGTATCTGTCTCAGCGGCGGGTGGAATCACACGCGCCGAACTGTCTACCGGAGATCCGAGGGGGCTCTACCTGCGAGTGGTTGGCGTAGGTGGCAGCCCTCAGTCGGCGATATCGGGTGCGTATCGGGAGCTGGCGCGAATTGGGGATCTTGTGAGGCGGTAGGATCGGAGTATGCTCCGCTCCGGTATGTCCTACCTCCTCGGGGCTGCCCGCTCCTGTGGTCGGCGGCGGGTGGCCCCA